GCTGAGGTTGACGGCACGGGGGTGCAATTCCGCGTCAAGTCGACTGTCATCATTGGCAGCGGCGGAACGGTGGCGGCCGACTTTGAGGCCGTTGAGTTTGGTCCTGTCGCAGCACCAGCAGGCACGCTGACCGTAATTGGCATTGGTGCACCGCTTGGCCTGGAAACCGTGACCAACCCCACTCAAGCAAGTCTTGGGCGGTTGCAAGAAAGCGACATTGCATCGCGCCGCCGTCGGTTGCTCACGCTGGCGCTGCAGGGCGTTGCACTACCCGAGGCGATTGTCAGCCGGCTTTACGACATTGACGGCGTAAACTCGCTGATATTCCGCGAGAACGTTACCAACGCCAACAAGATTATTGACGACGGCATTAGCATCATTCCGCACAGTATTTACGTTGTAGTTTCCGGCGGCACTGACCTTGAAATTGCAACCGCACTGCTTGATACCAAGTCGCTCGGGGCTGGCTGGAATGGTGCGGAAATGGTCAACGTTGTTGAACCGTTCAGCGGCGAAACGTATGAGGTTAAATTCGACCGCGCCGCAGAGGTGCCGGTCTTTGCGCGCATCACTGCCAAATTTAACGGGCTTGACGGCACTAGCATCATTAAAGGTGCTGTTGTTGCATACGCTGCAGGTGAGTTGCCAGGTGATGGTGGCTTTGAGGTCGGTGCCGACATATCACCTTTTGAACTGTCAGGGGCAGTCAATCAGGTTGAGCCACGCATTGTTGTCACTTTGGTTGAGCTTTCGACGGACGGTATCACTTACAGCCAAGCGTCAATACCGATCACCATACAGCAACAAGCCACAATCACCGAAGCGTCGGTAACGGTCATCCCCGCATGAGCACTGTTCAGCAATTCGATTTTAACGTTGACCTGCTCAAAGCGTTACTTTGGGAACACGACAATGCCGAAGGTTTGAAAGTTATCGCGCAGCGCAAACAAGAATGGTATGACTTAAACCAGCGTGAGTTTTGGGAATCCTGGCAGCGCGACGTTTTTGATATTGACACCGCAACAGCTTTTGGTCTGGTAGTGTGGGCGCGCATTTTAAACGTTCAGCTGGGCGTCGAAGTTGAAGATACCCGCGCAATACCCGCGTTCGGTTTCGGTACTAACCACTTGAACTTTAACAACGGCAACTTTGGTCGATTTGCGGGCGTTCAGGCGCTGACTGTTGAACAGCAAAGACTTGTAATCAAGTTGCGTTATTTTCAATTGGTCAGCAACGGCACGGTGCCGGAAATTAACGAATTTTTATCAATTCTGTTTGAAAATGAGGGTAAAGTATTTGTTGTTGATTCGCTTGATATGACTTTTGCTACCTACTTTTTTACTTTTGTACCAAACTCACAACTGCGTTTTATTCTTGAAAAGTTTGACTTATTGCCGCGTCCCGCAGGGGTTGGTGTTCGTTGGCAAATTCAAATAAGACCGTCGTGGGGCTTTGGCGTCAATCATCTAAACTTTAACAACGGCAACTTTGGAGCGTGACAAATGGCCGGTAGACTACTTGTAATTCCGTTTGCAACTGCTGGTGATGTTGCCCCTATACCTGATCCGGTGCAGCCGTCCGGCGCGGTTAGCTTCACCACGGGGTTTACGCTTGACTACGAACTGCCGAATACTGATCCTGATTACAAGCCCGTACCGCGCGACCAAACCAACGAACTTTACCGGATAATTACCGAAAACATCGGCATCATACAAAAGCAAGGTGTTGCCGATTGGTTCGACCCGGCTGCCACCGGTTTTTCTTACGCAATAAATGCGCAGGTTCGCCATCTTGACAAAATATGGCAATCGGTAATACCTGCCAATGGTACAACCCCTGGTGTCGGTGCGGACTGGGTTGAGCAACCAGCGTTTTCGGTGGCAGGTATTCGCGGGGCATATTCAAACCTGTCGGCATCAGCAGTAGGCACAAACGCAACAGTATCTTTTGCCGCCGATGCGATTTGCGTTAAAAACGCAGCCAATGAGCAAATCGTGCTTAACGGCGTTTCCGAGTCCTGCAACCTGCTGACTTCTGGCGCTGGCGGATTGGATACTGGGGCAATCGCGGGTAATTTGTGGTATGCACTCTATATTATCTACAATCCGACGACTCTAGACGTTTCGTCGGTTGCAAGCCTTAACTTTGCCGCGCCGACTACGCTGCCGTCCGGCTATACGCATTGGGCTTTTATAACGTCGGTACGAAGCAACGCGGGTGCAACCCTCTTACTGCCGTTTACAAAAGATAATGAAGTGGTGTTCTATGCGCCGACCGCCGGCACGGCTATCCCCAGCGATTTCCCTATCGCTATGGGGAATGGTGCCGCCACGTCATTTACTGCTGTAAGCCTTCAAGCTCGAGTGCCTCCGAACGCCAAAAGCGCGGTTTTGGGGGTCACACATTCCGGCACAACGGCGGGTAGCATTCTTGTCGCGCGCGGGGCAGCTGGTGCAGCAGCTGGTCTGTACGCGCAGTGCCTAAACAACGGGGTTGCAACACAAAGGCTTCAATTTGAAGTGGCCAAGCCGTACGCTAACGGGGTCTATTACGGAATCAACACGAGCGGCGTCGGCACTATCGTCGTTATGGGGTGGAAAGAATGACAGGTTATGCAGTTAAAGCAGACGGCAGTTTTCGCGCAGTGGACGATGAGTCGTGGTGCGAGGTGGATGAAACGTACCAAAAGGATCAGCCCCAAATCACCCCGCCGCCCATTGACGTCGAACGCATGCGTCGCTTGGCATACGCCGACCCGGATACGGGGTCTGATCGGTATTTTGCCGAGGCTATGAGCGCAATGGCGGCTGGCAGTCCAATGGACTCACCTGAGGTAAAAGCCCTTTTTGCCAAAGGGCTTGAAGTAAAAAACAGAATCAAGGAGCAGTACCAATGACACCTAACGAGAAAACATACTGGCAGCATAAGGCCGCATTGCTCGACCCAAAAGCCTACGTCTTGAAGGCTAAGAACCTGCAAGGTGCGGCGTTCTTTGAGGTCGTGCCGCAAGGTGAGTGCTGGTACGCAATCAGCGCCTTCTATGTGCGAATTGCGTCGGGCCTGTCGCGCTTTACGCACCGTGTGCCGGACGTCGATCAAGCCACAATGCTGACTGCTGGAACTCGCATCGAATTTCATCCTGAGTCGCAGTGGTCCATGTACCTAACCTGCCGTCCGGCGCTAGTGGTCGGTGTTGACCAGCGCTACGAAGACGACCCTCGCGGCCTGTACTTTGAGCGCATGCAGCGACTTCGTGACCTGCCGTCGTTTAGCATCCGTGCGCAGGTAGCATCCGGGACGCCTTACGGCAGCAATATTGACGTGCCTTTCCCGACCGACTTTGAAAACGCTATGTGCCTGGCGTACTCGTCCGATGACGTGTCCTGGGCTGGCCTGGCTGGTGCGGCCACGGCGATGAACCTGGGCAACGAAGTCAGCGACGACCACCAAAACCGCATCGGTCAGCGCGTTTTGTTCCCGTTCTCTCGGGCAATGTTTCCTGCCTTGCGTACTCGCGGCTGTAGCGTATCTGGGGCGGTTGGCGAACCGTACATTTATGGGAACGGGCAAATCGTTTATTGCAAGCTACCTGTCGACTGGTAACCCCCGTGCTGCTACCCTTAGCGGAACTTTTACCCGCTAAGGGCATCGCATGTTGGATCACGCCTATCTGATCGGCGCCGCAATACTGGGCGCACTCGCCGCGATGTGGGCAGCAACCCACCCCTGGGCAGCAACCGGCGCGGCGTTCGGTTGCTGCTTTTTTCTTGCCTATCCTGGCGTCACGACTCGCAAACAACGGTTATTCCTGGGGCTGTTCAGCCTTGGGATTGGCTACGGTTGCGGAGTGTTCTTTTATGGCGAAGGGCCGCCGTACAGCAACAAGGCGATACTGCCAGCAGCAACCTTTGCAGCGCTGGCCGCTGTGCTATTCACCGCCTGGCGCGTGATGATCCTGAAAAACGGAACTTTGCCACCGTGGCTTACGTCACTTATTGAACTGTTGCCGTTCAAGAAAGGGGCACCCCGTGATGACACTTGATAACGTTTTGACCTTTACGCAAGTTGTGTTGCTGCTTGGTATTGTTGGATTTGTTGCGTCATATGAGCCTGACAAACAGACCCGTTATCGACCTTTGCTAAGCTTGGGCGCGGCACTGTTTGCCGGCGGTTGTTTGGCGGCGGCAATTTACACCGTGGTCACATTGGGCACGTCCTGTCAGCCCGCTAGCCCGCCTTGGGTTTTGTTCACCGCCTGCGTATTTGTTGCAGTCGCCCGCACGGGCGGCAATGTTGCCAAACTATTCCCCCGCCTCAAATGGACGCACCACACATGACCCCAATTGAACATTTGGCCAACGCCTACGACCTGCTTGAACACTTGGGGGCACCGCGCAGTATGCGAAGCGCGCAAGCCTCGGTCAGCATGTTGGCCACCCAGCTGCAAGAAGCGCCCAATCAGGAACAAAAGCAGATCGGTGGCCCGGCAGTCGGCACCTATCAATTTGAGAACGGCGGGGGTATCAAGGGTGTGCTGCAGCATCCTGCCAGCAGCCGACTTGCCGTTGCCGTATGCAAGGCGCTGGGCGTTGAGCCGACCCGCGATGGCGTCTATGCCGCACTACAGACAACCAACGACGTGCTTGACGCATGCTTTGCCCGCTTGCTGCTTTGGACCGACCCGCACCAGCTGCCCGCAATTGGCGACGTTGAAGGTGCATTTCAACTGTACTTACGCACCTGGCGTCCTGGCGCCTACACGCGTGGCAATGCTGAGCAGCGCCGCAAGCTGCGCCAAAAGTGGTCGGTGAATTACGCCAAGGCACTAGAGCAGGTGACCACGTGAGCATGTTGTTGCGCCTAGCGCCCTACGCGCTGGCCGTGCTGCTGGTGCTGGGGTCGCTTTACGGCGCATACCGCCACGGGGTGACAACTGAGCGCACACGGGTGGCGCTGGCCGTCGAAACGGCACAATCAGAAGCGGCCCGCATGATTATTGCCGAACAGAACCGCAGCCGAACAGAACCGCAGCCGAACAGAAGCGGCCGAACGCGATAGCAAACACACAAGGGAGTTAAACGATGCACTTGCGCAAATTGATAATGATGAGCGTGCTGAGCCTGTCAGGGTGTACGTCAAAGCAACCTGCCCCGCCCGATCTGAGTCTATGCCCAAAGCCGGAACCGTTGCCAGCGTGGGTGGTCGAAGCGAGCAAGGCGCCGAGCTTGACGGAATCGCTCGGGCGGATTATTTCGACCACACCAGAGCCATCAAAGTAAAAGAGGCCGCGTTGGCTTTTTGCGTTGAGGCAAGCACAGGGAAATAACATCATGGCCAATCAATACCCCCTAAGCGCAGCTAACGGGCCGCAGGTTGTACCGATCATCGGCGGCGCAGTCGGTTCGCACCTTCTGTACTTAGCGTTTGGCGTTGCGCCAGGGGCCGGCACGGTAAAAGTTGAATGGCGTCCAATCGGCGCAACGACCTGGCAACAACTCCAAAAGGTCAACGGCGTTGCGATGCCTGGTGGTGAGCTGGCGTTTCGCATCGACGGCCCACTTGCCGCACTGCGCGTAACGTTTGCCGGGCTGGTTGGTGGCAATGCGCCGGTTTTATGGTTGAGCAGCAACGCGCTACCATCTGCTGCGTTCGGCGGTGACGCTGCAATAACTGTGCAGAGCTACCCTGAACTGAACTCCAAACACGGTAGTCAGTTTGACGTAACCACCTATATTCCCGCTCTGGCAGCGGCCACTTGGAGTTATACGCTTGTCACCACGGGTGCGTTGCCGATTGCAATCAAGGGTCGAAAGGTACAGTTTGACAGCATCGGCATTCGGCTAATCGTCTACAAAAACCCTACGCTGATTG